AATCCACTGGTGTTGGGGCTGGCTCAGTTGGGAGAGGTTCCATTGGAATCCAATCTGATAAACCCCATTGCTCATTGTACAATGGAGGGAGACTGGGGAGATCATAAATGGGCGCACTTGCGGTATCCGGGCCAAAGTAAGGATGCGTATCATACTCCCATTCGCCGGGTTTAGGCTTTCTCTTATTGAGTGCGAAAAATTCAATCCATGAAGGGGTGGTAGCCATTTTTAGTATTACCCTATTGCAACCGCTCTGTTCTGTTTTTCTTCTAGCGCAAGTTCAGCGGCTTTAAGTTGTGCATCAACCGCATCCTTTTTTGCTTCCTGCTGAATCTTCTGCATCTTAACCTGTACATCAGCCGCCTTGATCTCCAACTCTTTCTGTTTGAGTTGTAACTCCATTTGCTCCTGTTGTGCTTTCATTTGCGCTTCAGGATCACCTTGATTTTGCTGGGGCGGGGGTGGTGGGGTTAGGAAGTCATCAACATTCTGATAACCCATAGCCTTAATAAGAGCCGCACCAAGATTATACATATTCTGTGGAGTTACAATGGGAAGACCTCCCTGCATGGCCTGTCCTGCAAACTGTAGCATCTGTGACAGATGAGCCATCTGCTGATCCTTTGATCCATTTCCAAGAGCGACAGATACAGTGCAGTCCATCTTGTCGTTCCACATATCAGGGCGAACAGGAACCCACTCATTCCTTAACATGACTACACGCTCTTTATCCTGATTCTTTAGGAGCAGTTCGTAGATGCAATACATCAGTTCCTTAACACCTGTCTCGGCGAACTGTCGAGCAATTAACTCTACCCTGCTCTGGGCATTGGTCATCACCGCATTAACCGCTGTGGCCGTTGTATGGCTTGTCAGGGCATCTGCGTTAATACCTTGTGTATTTTTATTTACACCTGTCCTAGACTCCCTTACCTCATCGAGATATCCAAGCATTTGGAATGATTCTGGTTGAAGGGGAGGGGTAGCCAAGGGCATGACTGCATTGGGGGATTTAACTCTAACAACTCCACCCGGCCTCTGCGTCAAGAGGTCATCAAGGTTCGCTTGGCCCTCAAGGACTGCATATCGACCAAAGTTCTGGTTATAGGCGTTGTCCATCAGGTTACGCATTAGCGTACTCTTGATTAACTGTAAGTCCATTACGAGGTCAGCAACAGATAGACCAAAGAACTTATGGGGGATTTTTAGCGGGGTGATTGAAACAAACGGAACCTTGTCAATCTCCTCATTGGAGAAAACATAATTCCCAACACTACAGACTTTTCTCAGTTCCGCTATGCCATCATCATCATAGTCTGTTCGGATAAATGATTCGTGTAGCCAATAGTCTCTTAGCGCCTCCTCCTCATTACCTCCCCAACCAGCGGCAATATTTGAAGAGTCATCGAAATCATAACGAGCCAGTCTTTCCGAATTATATAACTCTTCAGAAAAACCACCACCCAAATCTTCAGGGCCAAAGTCCTCATCGGGATACATAACCCTCAGTTCGGATAAAGTCTTTCGTACACGGTGGCAGACAAACCTCGCATCCTGAATACCTTTGGCCTCTCTGGAGATTAAGAATTCATCAGGGGGTACATTCTCTACCTTTATCTTTCCGTTGTAACTAGACCTCTTTATTACAACGTCATGGTATATTGCCTCTGCCTCGCCATATTCCGTATGCTCTACAACCTCAACTTCGTCATTAGAGATAAGATATTCAAACTCCATATCTCCAAGATTTCTATACTCTTCCCTTTGATCTTCTTGGTATTCATCCCACCATACCTTTACGATGCCGTTTTTCTGTAGGAGGGCATCATGGAACCATGAGTACAGGATTTCCCAGCCGGGATTATCTTTTGTAAAGACGTAATTAACGTAATCAGTGGCTTGATCTGCGGCGGCTACATCTTCTGGGCCGTGAGGGGTGAACTTCACCATCTCATCACCAGAGGCGAACACCCTCATCAGGGAGGGTTTAATCCACTCAATTGTGTCCTGTACCGTGGAATCAACGTATTGACTACGGCCATCAACCTCATTGCCAAAGGGAAGGGCATAGTAATACTTAATAGCCTCTTCTCTCTGTATAGAGATTTCACCATCGTACCCAAGAGAATCATTGATCTCCTGATGGATGCGTGAAATTAGTTCTTGTTCTGTATCAGACAATTCCGTAGTTCCTATAGGTTATTTCATTAGTCCAAGTTGGATCAGACCCCGCTATTGCGTGTCTTTGTGATTGAAATGCGTATCTTGTCGCGCTCATAAGGTCATCCCTGATAGGTACTACCTTACCTTGCTTCCTGTGGTACATCCTAAACTCTTCAAACCAGTCACCCAAGGTATTAAATACCTTGAATCTGCCGTCCTCCATGTACTGGATCATAGCCATAAGCCCCTCCTCGATAGAGTTGGAGCCTTTTATCTGCCCTAATGCGGGTGGATTTGTGAAGTGTTCTAGTAGGAAATTACAACCATGACTTCTGTACTGGTCGGCTAGACCCGGATTCCCCATGCTATCCCTGCGGTTTCCGTCATGTGGGTAGGCAATTGGGATGAAGTGCGGCCTTTGCTTGATAGTTTCGGCGTGAACAGCCGGACTAGCCTTTGACGCTCTATAACAGTCATAAACGTAGAATGTATCCGTTTCGTTGTCTACAGCGCACCATACCACTGCTGTAGGGTGATCCCAACCGAAGTCAATAGCCGCTATTCTGGGCCAGTGTTCTTCGATTGATATAGGTTCAATCATTAATTCATCTTCACTAACAGGGAAGATCAGGCCGGAACCGATAGAGGGTCTACCATATCTCCTCATCTCCCTTTCATGTGGGGAGTATGCACTGAGAATCTGCTCCATCACGGATTCGGAAAGATGCCCACTCTCGCCCATCATTGACTTGATGTTTTCCGAGGCATCGTCCCACGTTGCATTTGATAGGGATTGCCCTTTCTGGATACGGTTCATAAAACTGGCAACCGTTTCAGTCATGCCCTGTTCAGGGGTGAAGGTCATATAGACCATTCCCCGCCTATCTAGGGTTCGTGTGACGGCCTGTGAGTAGAGTTCTCTGCTTGGTTCCTCGTCCAGCCATACCACATCGACTGACCTGCCCTGCCACTTTTCTACACCCATCTCATAGGCTTTGAAGTGTAAAGACGAGTTCCCTCCTGTAATGTGCCGTATGAGGGCTACGGACTTGGCGTTTGGTACTCCGGGCTTCCGTTCAGTTTTTATTATACATTTCTGAGGAATGGAGCCGGAGCCAAAGGCTTCGGGATCGTCGGGGGAACCCAATAGTTCTGCTTGTACGATATCTCTGGTTGTTTCGTTTGATACACCGCCAGCCCATGCTGTGATAGGTTGGGTAAACTTCCTGCCTTGCCACCAATCAGGGTATAATCCAGTGAGATGGTAGGACATTTCAGCCGCCCCACAGTAGGATTTACCGATACGGTTAGCGGCCATCAGGAGGCGTTGAGAGTTATCCTCCCCTGTTTTATGAAAATCCATCTGATATGGATATGGATCATAGTAGTTTATCTTGTTAAACCGCTGTCTCTGCTTTTGTGCTTGCAGAAGTTGTAGCAGTTCAGTGTTTGATGAGGGCATCTATTTGCCTTTGTATTTCCTCGTCTGACATTGCATCAATGTTGGTAGTTTCAACCCTCTCTACTGGTTTAAGCCCAGACCTATCCAATATGTCTTTAGCCGCCGCCAAACGTACTGACTCACTTTCCCCCTGATCTATGAGAGCCTGAATAGCAGATAGGGAGGCAGGAACCATATCCTGTACCATTCTCTTGATACGCTCCTGTATCTGGTCATTAAACTGTTTCTTTAGCCTATGACCCGATTGCACCGCCCCTTTTGCGGAGTATCCTGCGTGTACTGCACTTTGGGTAGCATTACCAGTGCGGCAGTAGTGCTCTATGAATTTATCCTGCTTTTCTGTGTTCATCGTAATTAAAATTTATACCCATACTTTTTTAACAAATTTAAATACTGGTTTTCTCTAGCCTTATCTCTTAAGGCTTTTTCGTAAACACTTGTGGCGGCATCTTGTATTGTATCACTAGGACTCCATATATGTCTAGGGATATTACCAAGATTCTCCATTGCATTAATCATAGGGTGATGAGGGGAAGTACGAGATTCATAACCCATGTTTCTTAGAGCGTTATGCCTGTATTCATGCGCTACTAACTGCTCTTTACTTAACTTACCTTTATTATACCAATGTTTTAATCTGGGTTCACTGGCTATCCTGACCTCGTATGGGTTCGACCAACCTAGCACATTAAAGGGTAATCTGCTTGGGGATTTAGGTTTTAACTCTGGTTTGAAGCCGGATTTTGCCCACTCTTTAAGATTATCGTTGTACCTATAATATAACTCGCCTAATTTCTTTCTTGCATAAGGAGGTGCGGTGGAGTCTTGTCGAAGAGGTATTCGTCTTGCGGCTTGTAATATTGCCTGATCTACGCGAGACTTTCTAAATCTATCATCTCTAGACATCAACTGTTGAAGTAATTGTAGATAGGTCATATTAGTGTTTTCTTATGAATGGTATTTTTACCCTCTAGTGAGTGGGCGTTTATACATTCGTGTTAGTAATTCTAAAGGGTTCATAAGTGCAATTAATTAATATGCTCTCTTTTTCTTTAGGGAGACTTTTTTAATTTTCTTTCTTTTAGGTGGCCCTTTTCTAGACAAAACACCACCACCCGCTTTGCTGTAATCTTTTCTTTCCGCCCTGCTTTTAATAGAACTAGCCATTGACCCCGTTAATAAATCACCCATTCTACCCATTTCTCTTGCCGCTTCAGACATTTCATAATCATATTCGTCTTGGGCTTTACTTCTTTCAACTCTTGATTTAGTCCTACTTTTCTGATAAGCAAGTTTTGATCTAGCAGACCTACCCCCTCCCGCACCAAGGCCAGCGCCAACTAAAGGGTCGCCAATACCTAGAGGTTTTACAGATTCCTTATATTTTTTCTTGTATTTGATGCGATCAGCCATATTAACATTTCCTTATATTGATTAAAATTCCCCGATGGTGAGTTGGGAGGATATATATATATAATACAAAAACAAAAAGGGGTGCTAGGGGGTCTGGGACGGGGTGCTGGTACGAGCGCCTTGAGTCCTTTGGACGAAAGGGATAGAGCGAGAGAACAGTGCGCTAGCACATAGCCGTGTGTGTGTGCGGGTGGGATATCCTTTCCCACCTACGTTCACCTTCATACTAGAGTATCCACAAGTGGAACGAGCCATCAACAACAACGGCATGGCTCTTACTCTATTACTACGGTTCTCTCTCCTATGTGTTTGGGTTCTCTCTTATGGTTTCGTTACACAGGTGCTTTTACTTAGTAAGTTCCGGGACGGACGGCGTTCCGCCTGAAAATGCGTGACAACGTACGGATTAATGCCGCGCAAGCGCGTCTTCTACATCCTTTCCGTTGTTGCTCGACGCATTTTTCCGTCCTTTTCCGCGACACTTGTGACCTTGTCTTCCGCTTACCTACCGGCAAGCGGCAAGGTCGTCGCTATGCCATTACGGGATAATTCTTACTTGAACACCCTGTAATGATGGCGCAAGCGCCATTCCTTTTGCGAATTATCCCTCTGTTATCCGCTCGTAAAGAAGGCGCGCGGGCCGCCTTTCTTTATTCGTCTGCTACGCAGACTCTCTCGCTACCATAGGAACTCACACCTAGCGTGTGGGATTATACTTACCCTCGTTCGTAAGGATGCGCTAAAGCGCACCTTTTTACTGGCGGCGTGACGTATAACCCTTGCGGGTTATATCTGCGAACATCGAATGTCGCAAGCGACATCCCGCAGACTTGAAGGCGAGGAATGATGGCGCAAACAACAGTTGCATAATCTGCTTGAGAGTATAGTATGGTTGAATACTATACTTCTCTCAGAGTTATGCGGAGCATAACGATGTACTTCAGATTATACAACGATGCGCCACTTTTCATTACACGCCGTCGGCCTAACGGCACCGATTCCCTATTGGCTATCGGGGATAGCCAATGTCTTACTTGTCAAGTCAACCTTGCGGAGCAAGGGGCGCAGACAAATGCGCCGACTTGACAGGGACGTATTTCACCCGTCCACGCTATATGTGATAGCGCAATTTAAAATGGAGATTTGTTATGGCTATAATGCCTAAAATCGAAGTGGCTCTGAACGAGCCAGAGGTGTATGGGTCAGTTGCTCGTCGTATTGGTAATAAAATGCTTTATGACGCTACTCAGCGTACAGTCAAGATCGCGCTTCGCCTGGGTCTTGAGACTGTTGCTGTCGGTACGAATGATCTGCATAATGAGTTTCTTGCAGAGCAGAGACAGCGCGAACTTGACAGGGAGGCGTTTTATGCTTTCGGCCATTCCGACGAGCCTGACGAGGAGGTTAAGCCCTTCCTTACTGACTCTGATGGAATGGCGATGGCTGACTTGAGCGATTATATCTGGTATAGTGTCGCGAAAGCCGGGGTTATGATTTATCGACCGACGTTTCAGAAGGTAATGAATAATCGCATGAAGTTCTTTATGAGCGA